CTTTATATTTATGCCTACAGATATATTTAATAACATTTCCTTCTGGAAAAAGCAACTTGTTCTCAATTACGAATTTGCTTGGCTGTATCTTCATTTTTTTGTAGTGGGTTCCCCCAATTTGTTTATTGTAAACACTCATTATTTTCCTCTTATTTTGTTCCAGAAATTGTTATGTTTCATTCCTTTGTATTCTCCGTAACTGAATTCAGGTTGATATAAAAATAGATTGTATTTAGTTCTAGTAACGCCAACATAAAAGATTCTAATCTCATCATCTCTGTATACGCCACCTTTGCAATATGTTTCGTAAGGTTTATATGTCCAGTCACAATTAAGAATTGTGTTGGCTGCTTCCAAACCTTTAGCTCCATGAATTGTTGATAACAGAATTTTTTCTGATTTTTTATAGTTTCCATTTTCAAATATCTTTTCTAAATATTCAACATAATTTATATAATGATCTTTATTTCTTGGCTTAAGATTTAGTGTCTCCGACCATGGTGCATTAATATTAGCATCTAAATAAAATTTAGAGTTTAAATCCTCATAATTATATTGACCCTCATTTAGGATAATAGAATCTTTACTAATCAGAGATGTTTTTTTACGATTTCGAATAAAGTTAGCTGGAATTATTTTATAAAATTCTCTAACATTTTTACCCAAAATCCTCTCTCCTTTTTGTAATAATTTCCATGTTTCAATTGCATTAATGTGATCTTCAGGAACATTAGGAGTGGTTCCTCTTTCAATTCCAGTTGACACTCCATTAGAATCGTCAATAATTTCCCAGGTAAAATAATTTTTAGCTAAAATTTGAGACCATGAATATAATTCTTGGGAATATTTCATATCTAAAGTCACATTAGTACGAGCTAAAATGAGCCAATGAATAGGAACTTCAGGATCAGTGATTTCCATATTTAAACTATTTTTTTCAAAACTTTCTTTATTTCTGAATGAGTGGATTAGGCCACATTGTGGCATATTATATTTGTTTTCGTTTATAGGAACATATTTTTTTTCTTGTCTGCGATCTTCCGGAATAAGGTGAATAGCAGCCTGGGCTAATTTCCAAATCTCTTTGTTTAATCTAGGCGATTCATCGAGTACTGTAGTTTTGTCAACTTTCAGTTTTAAAAATGTTTCTACCTCCCCTCCTTTAAAACGATAAATCGCCTGATCATCGTCGCCCGCAATAAAAACATATTCCGAGACGGCAATGAGTTTATTAATAATCAACCATTCCAGTCGATTACAATCTTGTGCTTCATCCACCATGAGGATAATATTATTTTCAAATTTAACTTTATCCTGTAATCCTTTATATTTGACATCAATCCAATCCATTTTAAAATGATTTTTTTTATAATTGTTATAGCTTTCAAACAATCTAATTACAGATCTCCGTCCGATCGCAGGACCTTTTAAGCTATCATAATATATCAAAATGTTTTCTATTCCATCTCCAACGGTAATTCTGCCTTTGTCAATAACATCCATTCCTCTATAGAATTCATATTTTTTATCTAGGTTAATTTCTTTTTCTGTTCTAACACCATAAAATTCTTTTAAAAATTCTGACCAATAACAAATTTCTTTATCTTCTCTTATTTTATTCATTAAATAAGAATCAATGGTACGAACATTTCGCATTAATTCTTTTTCCGTAAATTGATTTTTAGTAGAAATTCTGTGACGGATATGTCTTGATGCAACTCTAGTAAATGAAATAGTGAGAGTTTGATCAAACGGACAATTTTTATCTAAATGTTCTTGTAATCGGTTGACTAAATTATAAGTCTTACCTGTGCCCGGTGCACCAAATATTTTTTCACTATAAGCCATTAATAAGGTATGTCTGGTCCTTTCATTTCTTTCGCTGTTAATTCTTCGAGATCTTCAAAATATTCTTTTTTAATACAAAAGCAACGCTTATCATCTTTTCGAGTAGGTCCCCCAAGTTTATTTTTTTTAAATACTGTTTTAATAAAAGAAGTAGTTTGATTAGATCCCATCTCCCACTCTCTTTGAGTTAGTAAAAAGGTTTTGAACCAATCTAAATTAAACCAGACAATTCCATCTTTATCTACAAAGGGGGACTTGTCTTGATAAGCAATCTCCCATTTCCCTTGAGTATCCTCTTGTACATTAACCATATCTAAACACCACTTGGTTAAGAATTTTCTTAATTTTCCTTTGTTAGTGGTTTCAGGATCTGCTGGAATAATGTTAACATTCGATTGTACTTTGTTGAGAAGAGTTTCCCAATCTTTTTGTCTTAAAAGTTGGGGAGTTTTACCTGTTTGCTCTGTCGCTGCAATCTGCCAAAGTCGTTGAGTGGCCAATTCTCGTGATGAAAGCACAACAGTCTTTCCTTCATATGTTAAAAACCAAACTTTAGGATTTGACACCATCACGGAAAGTTTGGTTATATTATTATTCGGAATATCTCCGTCCCCTACACCAAATTTTTGAAGTCGACAGTCATGGGGTCGACAAAAAGGTTTAAGGGGGGGATTTTTACATCCATAAAAATAATCTTTTTTGGCCAAAGAATTTTGAGTATTTAAAACTTCCTGTGGTCCTAAAGCACCACCTTTTAAATCTTTGAACCAATGGGTATTATATTCTTCTAATTTTTTCTTCCAATCGTCAGGAAATCTTTTTTTAAGGTAAACGCCAATTGCAATTAAAGTATTATTTCGCTGACCTTCTACAAATCCAAAAGTTGCCATTTGTTTTAAACACATTGGTCCCTCTTTGAACCAATCATCTTCGAGTGGAATATTAAAATTTTCTAATTCTTCTTCGGTTAAAGCATATTTTTTGTATAATTCAAAAAATTGTTCTAGAGTTGCTTCTGTACCATCATTATTGATGGCGCATCTCCATTTAGTTTTGTCTAAATTCTTGTGATAGTAATACGGAATATTTAACCAATTACCAATTTCTCCACGCTCTTCAATTTTTGGTTCTGTTTGAATAGGATAGATTCGATCTAAATTTGCTTGACCCAATGTCGTTGCAATCTCTGTGATTTTAGCTTGTAATAACTTGGCTGGAACCCAATCTTTGGTAAATAAAAAAGCATGAGCCCCTTTACTTTTTGATTGGAATATAATTAAAGGTAATTTTCTTTCTCTAATTTTTTGGTTTAATTCTTTAAAATTTACCGGGTATTGATCAATATCAATACATCCCCATTTACATTTGTGATCCTCTCGAACTGGTGCGATTCCAATACTATCTACATCACATTGAAATTCTTCTCCGTTTTGTTTAATAATTTTAGCCTTGAAAGGTTTACCAGCTAAATGGTTTGACCATATTTCATCAGTAAGTGGATCTCTAGAAGTATAACTCTTCCCCTTTTGTTTGAGACCTGTGGACTGTTTATAATGAAAGACACCAAACCCTCCATTAAATCCTTCAAATATATTTTTAACTTTATCTATTTCTTCTTTCATATTCTTTCATAGTCTTTCATGCTTTATTCACTTTCTTAATACTGTAGCGAGGCGGTTTCAGTCTCCCTCTACCGCCTCTATTTTCCCTTAGGAAAAACTTAAAACGGTGTCGTTTCTGCTTTAGGTTCTTCAGTTCCATGCTTGGCTTGTACTTCTCCTTTGCCTACTCTTTCAGCAAAAGTTTTAGCAGTGTCATAGACTGATTTATCGGTTACAGGTCCAACTTTAGACACATCCCATCCAAACCATGTTCCTTTGTCATTAGACATCTGAACAGTTTTTAGATTATAAATGTGGCTATAGGTTGGCGGTGTAAATAATCCGTTTTTACCCTGCATCCTAATACCCATCATCATGGAGTTCCATTTTCTACTCACTTTTAATTGAGTAGCTTTCATGGAAACCAAAGCTGTAGTAGGACTTTTCCCTAACAGAATCACAAAATGATTGGCAGTGTTTTCAAGATAGTTACCATTAGGTAATCTATCTCTGTAAGATTTATCACGAGTAGTTGTACCCACGATATCACTGTCTGGATCATGAATTGCTACTGGCGCACCAGTGCTTTGTCCACGATCTTGCCATTCTACATACTGTCTTTTGTAAAATACTGGAACTATATTCACTGTATCATACAATTCACTAGTAACAGTATTTATTATTTTGCCAGGTTCTGCACCTTCTACAAACTTACCATCTCTTTTATTTACCTCTGGAGATAGTTGTCCCAAAACTTTTAAGAACGGTAACGCAAGATCTTCCTGCGATATGTTTTGAGCACCTTTATTAGCATCAGCTTCAAATATATTAGTAGCTAACGCTCCTTCTTTTTTTGTTGTCACTTGGTTCATGGTTATTGTTTCCTTTTTATATTGGTTCGGTTTCCTACAAACACGTTAAATGTGTCCATTGGCATTTCTTTTCCTGCCTCAATACGCTCACGGACTAGCGCTTTAAGAGTCATGGGCTCAACCTTCAACTTCTGTGTCGGTTCAAACCCTTGACCCTTGGCAAGGTTAGCATATTGTGCCGCCTTGTTATCTTCGCCTTGTCCAAAGGAAACGGTGATTTCATTTTTTATGATATCACCTAGGCCATTCTGGCGAAGCCAATTATATGCAGCTTCCTTATTTTTAATTAAGATTGCTGCTCTATAATACGGTTTAACATCTATTGAAGAACCATCAGCTAATTTTAACGATGATAATCCCATCTCGGTCATCATAGTTGGGATAACTTCTCCAGATAAACGTTCAATTTCTTGTTTAATAAGTCTTAAATTTTCTTCTTGAGTTTCTAGATCACGCTGTGCGTTCTCTAATTTTTTTACTTGATTTGATAACGAATTAATGTTGGAAGTTCGATCAACAAGATCTGTTTGATCGTTTTCCATTTGTTGTGTTAAATTATTCATCAATTTTTCCTTTCTCGTATAAATTAATTTCGATAGGATAATATTGTCTTTCTTGTTTATCCCATTTTAACAGTTTGTATTTACCATTGGTTATATCAGAAACAATAGAACATGCAACTCCTATTATTGCAGGATCTCCAGTTAATAATAAATAATCATCTGGTGTATAATTTTTTAAAAGTTTTCTGAGTTTAAAAACTAGTGGGCCAGGAGAAAAAATAATTTGTGAAAGTTCAGGTAAAAGAAAAATTAATTCTCCATATTTACTTGCACCAATAATATTAATTTTAGGTCTTCCTTCTCTTGTTCCGGGAATTTCTTGGGTAACGTATACTTTCGATTCTACAAAAAATGGCGAGTCGATGGTAAGAATATGATCATCTTCATCGTCTTCATTACGGTCAACTCTTAACTTTTTACCATTTACGGTATATTCACCAACAGTTTTATATTTACCCTCTTTAATAAAGCTATCCACATATGGTTTTACCCAGTCAGGAGCCGTACCTGTTTTAATCTCTTCCTTCAATTCTGAAAGTTTTCTAACGAAGGTTTTTGGATTTGTAGTCATATCTTTCTCTTGACTTTATATATGAGATTCTATATAAATGTCAATAGAAAGAAAAATTATGAACTATAAATTTAAGACGAAGCCATACGCACATCAATTAACTGCGTTGGAAAAATCGTGGAATAAAGAAACGTTTGCATATTTTATGGAGATGGGAACTGGTAAATCAAAGGTTCTTCTCGATAATATTGCTATGTTGTATGATAAAGGAAAAGTAGATGGAGTATTAATTATAGCGCCAAAGGGAGTTATTAAAACCTGGCATGAACAAGAGATACCAGCTCATCTTCCAGATCATGTAGAAAATGAGGCGGTTTTGTGGCAAGCAGCCATCACTAAAAAACAACAAGAAAAATTAAACACCTTATTTCAAACAGAAACAACCCTACATATTCTTATCATGAACGTGGAAGCTTTTAGTACGACTAAAGGTACCAGCTTTGCATACAAATTTTTGTCCTGTCATAATGCCCTAATGGCGGTGGATGAGTCCACTACTATTAAAAATCCTAAAGCAAAGAGAACTAAAAATCTTTTAAAATTATCGCAATACACTAAATATAGAAGAATATTAACGGGTTCACCAGTCACTAGAAATCCATTAGACTTGTATAGTCAATGTGAATTTTTAAGTCCGTGGTTACTAAAGTTTGCTTCTTATTATTCGTTTAGAAATAGGTATGCAGAAATGAAAACAATGAGATTTGGTGGACGACAGGTCCAAGTAATATCCTCTTATAAAAATTTAGGGGAACTCTCTGAAAAATTGAAAGATTTTTCCTATCGCGTCTTAAAAGAAGATTGTTTAGATTTACCGGAAAAAACTTTTATGAAAAGAATGATTACTTTAACTCCTGATCAATCAAAAATTTATAAACAAATGAAGGAAGAAGCATTGGCTTATCTTAATGGTAAAGTTACAACGACAGCGACAGTTTTAACACAATTAATGAGACTACAACAAATAACTTGTGGCCATTTTAAAGCTGATGATGGAACTACTCAGCCAATTAAGAATAATAGAATTACCGAGCTAATGAATGTATTAGATGAGATAGAAGGGAAAGTTGTTATATGGGCGCATTTTCAATATGACATTACTTCTATTATAAAAGCTATTGTCGACGAGTATGGTCCAGGGTCCGTGGTCGATTATTATGGGCTCACGCCCCAAGAAGACAGACAAGATAATATCAGAAAATTTCAAAACCCGACTAATTCAGTCAGGTTTCTGGTAGGCACTCCTGCAACGGGTGGATATGGGATCACGCTAACTGCTGCATCGACCATGATTTATTATTCTAACGGATATGACCTGGAAAAACGATTACAGTCACAAGACCGTATTCACCGTATTGGGCAGAATCATCCTGTTACCTACATAGACATTATAGCCGAAGATACCGTAGATAATAAG